CTACACTGTTTACATAGCGGTCTGTTGGTCTGTTGCATACGTATATTTACGTCGCCTATATAGGCACCAAAATTTGGTAAGTTTTGTCGTAAAAACCATACGATCTAATAAATAGTTCTAGTCTACGTATAACTTGCAAGGAGACAACGTAAAATGGCTTTAACATCACCAGGAGTAGAGGTAAACGTAATTAACGAAAGTTTTTATGTACCATCAGATGCGGGTACTACACCTCTTTTCATAGTAGCATCGTCACAGGATAAATCAAACGGAGCGGGAGACGGCACTGCGGCAGGCACACAGACTGCTAACGCCAACACTGCTTACTTGATCTCATCACAGAGAGAATTGACAGAGACTTTTGGAGATCCAAAATTCTACACAGACGCTTCTGGAAATTCATTACACGGTTATGAATTGAACGAATACGGCTTACAAGCGGCTTACTCATTCTTGGGAGTTGCCAACAGAGCATACGTTTTAAGAGCAAACGTGGACACTTCAGATCTGATCGGAAGTGCCAATTCGCCTACAGCAAACCCAACAGATGGCACATACTGGTTTGACCTTGCATCAAGCAGTTATGGTATCTTTGAGTGGAGCAAAACAGATCAAAAATTTACAGCGAAAACACCAACGTTGATCACAGCAGTTACTGACCTGGTAGGTAACGTGTCAACAGGTGCACCAAAAACTTCAGTGGGTGCAATTGGTGATTACGCTATCAACACTACACACGTTTCAAACAAGATCTACAAGAAAACTTCAAGCAACACTTGGGTGCATCTTGGTTCAAGTGCTTGGCACTTATCTTTACCTGTAGTTACAGTTGCGTCAGGCACAACAGTAACAAGTGGTAACAATTTCGTTATCAACGATGTTACAATCACACCGGGCGGCACAGCACTATCAGATGTGGCAACTGCAATTGGTACGAACGTGGCAAACGTGTCAGCAAGTGTAAACAGCACAACAGGAAACCTAGAGATATTCCATAACGGTTTATTAACAGGAGATTCAACTGGTGGTGCAAACACTATAAGATTTGGCGAAGGTAATGGTGTACTTGCTGAACTAGGAATCACAGCAGGATTAAAAAATGGTGTAAAATTTCTACAAGCGAAACACACTAACAGACCTACTTGGAAGACTGCCGACGAAGACAGACCTAACGGTTCAGTTTGGTTCAAGACAACAAGTGCCAACTCAGGCGCTAACATTGTTGCTAAACTTTACAGTTCTGCATCAGGAAGTTTTTCAACAGTATCATCACCACTGCATTCAACACACCACAGCGCGATCTACAACCTAGATCCAGCGAACGGTGGAACAGGATTATCAGTTGGTGACTTGTACACGCAATTCAACATCACTGAGCAAGGACTAGGCACAGACGAGACCGACACAACAACAAACGTGGGTGACTTCCAACTGTTCAGATACGAGGGTGGAGCAACAGTGATATCATCAAAAACAACTTACCCAAGTTTCACACACAACGAGACATTCACAGTAAGAGAATCAATCAAGAACCAGGAAGCATTGGCAACTGCAAAAACAGTTACAGTACAATCCGGTGATGGTTCAACGTTGGCAGATGCTGAAGACTTTGTGACAGCGTTCACAGCCGCAGGTTTTGTAAACCTAGAGGCATCAATAATCAGCACAGGTGAGTTCACAGGTGCTATTCAAATCAAACACAAATTAGGTGGAGAGTTCAGAATGAACAACACTTCAGGAACTCCACTTGATGATGCAGGATTTGGTACAGGTGACGCTCACGCTTATGGAACTTTCACAGCCAACAGTTCAACATTAGTAGACAACTTATACGTGACACCAACAGGTGAATCGGAAGACTCGACTGTGGGTAACGAAGTTATGGCAAGTAACTGGAAGAGATTGAGTTACACTGCTTCTACAAGTGCACCAACTAATGAGCCTGCAGACGGTACATTATGGTATGACACCAAGATCGACGAAGCAGACATCATGGTACACAACGGAACAACTTGGAAAGGTTACGCACAAGTTTACAGCTCGACCGATCCAAATGGTCCACAGTTCAGTGCAACTGCACCTACAAAACAGTCAGACGGCACTGCATTAGTAGACAATGACTTATGGATCGACACTAGTGACCTAGAAAACTATCCAAAACTTTACAAGTACAACACATCAGCAACGCTTACATCAACAAACACAGCCAACCAAGTGGCAGTGACTACATCAGGTGCGGCGTGGGAACTTGTTGACAAGGCAGATCAAACTACTGAAGACGGTGTGGTCTTTGCAGATGCAAGATGGCACACTTCAACAGACAGAAATGCCAACAACAGCACACAGGCCGGTACACCGAGTTCGATCAAGAACTTATTAAGCAACGACTTCTTAGATCCAGATGCTCCAGATCCAGCACTCTACCCACAAGGTATATTGCTTTGGAACACTAGAAGAAGTGGTTACAATGTTAAAGAATACAAAAACAGTTACATCACAACTGCCAAGTATCCAAGTTCAGGTTCATCAGGATTAGGTAACATCAGATACAACAACGAATCTGTTTCTGGTTACTATCCAGACAGATGGGTTACTAAATCAGGAAACAACGCAGACGGTTCGGGAACTTTTGGTAGGAAAGCACAGAGAAAAGTTATTGTACAACAACTTAAATCTGAGATTGCTACTAACCAAGCGATCAGAGAAGACCAAAGAGGCTTCAACGTGATTGCTTGTCCTGGATACCCAGAAGTGATGCAAGAAATGATTAACTTGAACACTGACAGGAACAACACAGCGTTCGTAATCGGTGACACTCCAATGAGATTGGAAGGCACTGCAACAGCGATACAGAACTGGGCAAACAACTCTGCTTCAGCAACTGATAACGGTGAAGACGGACTTGTGAGCTCAAGTGATTACTTGGGTGTGTTTTATCCATCAGGATTCACAACTGACAACTCAGGCAACAGCATTGTTGTACCACCAAGTCACATGATAACAAGAGTGTTAGCAAACAACGACAACGTGGCATTCCCTTGGTTCGCACCAGCAGGTACGAGAAGAGGTGTTGTTGACAATGCAACAGCAGTTGGATACATCGACACTGCAAGTGGCGAATTCGAAACAATATCTGTAACGGAGTCAGTGAGAGATTCAATGCACGATGTTAAAGTGAACCCAATCACTTTCTTCTCAGGTGGTGGTATCGTAAACTTCGGTAACTTGACTAAGACGACAGCAAGTTCGGCGTTAGACAGAATCAACGTTTCAAGATTGGCAGTGTATCTAAGAACACAACTAGATGCCATTGCTAAACCGTTCATCTTTGAACCAAACGATGAGTTAACAAGAAATGAGATCAAACAAGCAGTTGAATCATTCTTGCTAGAACTTGTTGGTCAAAGAGCATTATATGACTTCCTAGTAGTTTGTGATGATACAAACAACACTGCTACAAGGATTGACAGGAACGAACTGTACGTGGACATAGCGATTGAACCTGTGAAATCGGTTGAATTTATCTACATACCGTTGAGAATCAAAAACACAGGAGAAATAGCAAAATTGGGGAACTAATTTTGAATAAATAGGAGAAACAGATGGCAATATCAACTTTATCAAAATTTACAGTACCTTTAGCAAACGATCAGAGTTCAGCATCACAAGGCTTGTTGATGCCAAAACTACAATATCGTTTTAGAGCGATACTGGAAAATTTTGGAGTATCAACACCGAGATCAGAACTAACCAAACAAGTGGTGGACATAACAAGACCACAATTATCTTTTGACAACGTTACACTGGACGTGTACAACTCAAAAGTTTACGTTGCAGGTAAACACACTTGGGAAGCAATCACAATCACATTGAGAGATGACGTAAACAACTCTGTGACTAAATTGGTTGGTGAGCAGATACAGAAGCAATTCGACTTCTTTGAACAGAGTTCAGCGGCATCTGGTATTGACTACAAATTCACAACTAGAATCGAAATGTTAGACGGTGGTAACGGAGCAAGTGCACCAAATGTGTTAGAAACATTTGAGTTATACGGTGCATATGTAGAAAACGTAAACTACAACTCACTAGCATACGCAACCTCAGACCCAGCGACTATCACTATGTCAATTAGATACGACAACGCGATCCAAACTCCAACAGGAACTGGAATTGGCACAGCAGTTGCGAGAACTATCGGTACTTTGAGTACAGGTGGTTAATAAGAATTAAGTTAGCAATTATAAACATCAAAAGCGCCTTTATATGGCGCTTTTTTTGTGGCCATAAATACGCATATGCCAAGCATTAACAACTTCCTACAAGGTTTCCAAGACGGTCTTCCCGGAATGAAGGACTACCGCCACGCATCTAGATTGTACATAGACGACAACTACAAGTTGATGCCCAAACAGAAGTTTCTGTTCCATACAGTTTTTAACACAGACGAGACATTGTTCTACAACGGTTTCAATTCTAATGAGAAGTACGAACTCAATATGCTTGTCAAGAGTGCTGAATTACCAAAATACGGAATGAACCTTGAGGAAAAAATACAATACAACAAGAAACAGTATACAGCAACAAGAATACAGTATGACCCAGTTACCATAACATTCCATGATGACCATGCAGACACAGTAAATGCTTTCTGGAAGAAGTATTATGAATATCACATTGCCGACTCTGTGTCGCTGAATTCTGACCTTGCTATATCGACTACTAAAGATGACTACTACGATGGCATCAACAATAAAAGAATTACAAAGTTTGGTTTAGACACCCCGGCCGTTAGAAAAAAACCTTACTTGAAAGGCATAGAAATATTTGTGCTTCACAAACAGAGGTTTACCTCGATGACACTAGTGAATCCTGTGATAGGATCATTCAGTCATGACAACCTCGACCAGGCCGACGGGGCAGGAGTATTACAGAATACAATGCAAATTTTTTATGAAACTGTAATATACAAATCGGGAATTATAAACAGAAATAACGTGCCAGGCTTTGCAACAATTCATTACGATAAAGAACCTTCACCACTGACTGTGCTAGGTGGAGGAACCAACAGCATATTCGGACCAGGTGGCGTTGTCGACGGTGTAGGTTCTGTGATAAGAAATGTACAGAGCGGGAATATATTGGGAGCAATATTAGCCGCCAGCAACACATACAACAATGCTAAGAAGATCAAGAAATCTGGTGTGAAAGAGGAACTTAAAGGGATAGCCAAAGAAGGTATACTGGAAGTGGGCAAACAGGCAGGCACCATAACCAATCCGGTTGGCTCATTCTCAGTTGGAGCAGTAGTGGCCACAGGTGCGGCGGT